TCAGCCGCCCTCACCCACCATGTGATCAGCGACGCTGTAGCTGTGGCTCGCCTGGTAGGCGTTGCGGCCGCGGTTCATGTGCGTGAGGTTGAAGCGGCGGATGGCGCGCCGCATCCACGGGGTGGCGAGCAGTTGGCGAAGCGACGCGGCGCCGCGCACCCGGATGCCGAAAATGTCGGCGCCGTTGGGAAAGAACCAGCCGATATCCTCCGCCGCCGCGACGCTCCCGGTCAGCCGGAGCTCATCGAGCTGCTCGGGCGTGACCGAGCCATCGGTGGTGAAATCGGAGAGGTGCACGATGAAGCGCCCGCGCACCCCATCGCCATCGGCATAGAGGGTGAAGAGCTCCATCCAGCTGGCATTGACCCGCACCAGCGGCTTGTCGGAGGTGGAAGGGAGGCATGAGACCGACCACCAGAACCGCTCGGTGCGGCGCGGCATCGGGATGCACTGCCTGGCATAGAGGCGCAGCAACTCGAATACCTCCGCCGCCTGCGGCCGGGCGGCGAGCTTATGATAGCGCGGCAGGTACTTGAAGCGCAGCTCGGTCGCTTCCGGCCGCTCCTCGGCGTCAGGCAGTTCGCTGTCGCCGTCCCGCCAGGCCTGCTGCTGCTCGAGGCCGAGGAACTGCCGCAGCCCTCCGGTGTCGCTGCGTCCTTTCTTCCTCGTCCCCTGCATCGTTGCTTCTCCCATCGGTTGCACCAGGGCGAGCGCGCCTGCCGCGCAACGCCACCGCTTTTTCGCGACCATCGCCGGAACCGAATGGCCGCTCGTGGGCTTCACTCTGCGGGTTTGGTCACACAAGAAGGATACCCAAAATGAAGAAATTGATCCTGACCTCATTGTCGGTTCTCATCCTCACTGCCGGCGCGGCGTCGGCCCAGAGCGACGCCGGCGCGGCAGTCGGCGGCACCGCCGGCGGCGTCAGCGGCGCAGTGGCGGGCGGGCTGATCTTTGGCCCGATCGGCGCCGTCATCGGTGGCTTCACCGGCGCCGTGCTCGGCGCGACGGTGGTTTCCGACGCCTCGGTCGAATATGCGCGGCTCCATCCCACCGAGCCCGTGGTGATCGAAGGCAATATCGATGCCGGCTATGTGGTGCCCGATACGGTCGAACTGCATGTGATCGAAGGCGATCCGGACCACGCCTATTTCTACACCAACGACCGGGTCTACTTCGTCGAACTGAAGGGCCGGACGGTGGTGTATTCGCCCGGCACCGTCGTCGCCGTGAAGTAAGGCGGCAGAAGCCAGTTGCGGTGGCGCGGGCCCTCGGGTCCGCGCCATCGGCGTTTTCGAGGGGGGCACTGTTTTTCACAGTCGCGGTCGCCCTGTGGTGAGCGCAAAGCCCGTGCTTGCACCCCCGCCGCAATCACCCTAGTTTCAACATCAGGCAGCGAGCTTCGCCGCCTTATGTGGGCCGACTGTGAGGGGACGCTTCGGCGGGTTGCCTCCGGGCCCACGGTGACGGGAAAGCCGATCGGCGGGTCCCGTTCACCGCGTGGTTTGGCTTGTCTGGACATTGCTGGGGTTGGGTGGCGCCGGTGAATCGGTTGTGCCCACCGTGTTCTCCACCTACTCGGTGTCATCCCAGCGAAAGCTGGGACCCATCTATCCACCTGCGCCGGCTGCGAGTTGGGTCCCAGCTTTCGCTGGGACGAAACCCGGTGGCTGGGGGCAATTCAGTGCCCCACCCGTCTCGATCTTTGGGCCGATCCGCCCTTTCCCTGATGCGGACGAATCCGCTGGCTGGATGCTGGCGGGTGCAACAGGGACCCAAGCTGATGTCCGGCCATCGAGAAGCTGGGATCTATCTATCCATCTGCGCCAACCGCGAGTTGGGTCCCAGCTTTCGCTGGGATGACACTCGGTGGGTGGGGCAAGCCCCAGCCCAACCGTCCGGCCTGCATGGCAGCTATCAAAGGTGTCAGATGCCTCGTGCCGGCAGCAAGCCCACAGCCGTCCCGCCGCCGAACCCGGACTCGACCTGGCCGCGCAACGCGCCGGAAGATCCGGCGCAGACGCCGCTGGATTTCCTGCTCGCCATCATGCGCAACCCCGAGATTCCGCGCAGCGAGCGGGTGGATGCGGCCAACAAGGCGGCGCCGTACCTGCATTCCAAGCACGCCACGGTCGACCATCGCTCGTCGGATGGCAGCATGCGGCCGACCATTATTTTCGAGGGGATGCCGAGCGATGCCCGCAGCGAACAGCGCGACGAAGGGAGCGACAAGTAGCGCCGCACATCCCGAGGCCCTGCGCATTGCGCTCCACCCCAAGCAGTGGGTGGCGTTCGGCTCGGCGGCGACCGAAATTCTTTATGGCGGGGCGGCGGGGGGCGGCAAGTCGCATCTGATGCGGCAGGCGGCGATCAGCTGGTGCGCCGAGATCGCCGGGCTGCAGGTCTACCTGTTTCGCCGCATCCGCGAGGACCTGAGCAAGAACCACATGGAGGGCCCGTCGGGCTTTCGGGCGCTGCTCGCCGGCTGGGTGGAATGCGGTTTCGTCACGATCGTCGAGGACGAGATCCGCTTCTGGAACGGCTCGAAGATCTATCTCTGCCACTGCAAGGACGAGAAGGACCGCTTCAAGTACCAGGGCGCCGAGATGCACGTGCTGCTGATCGACGAGCTGACCCATTTCACCGAGGTGATCTACCGGTTCCTGCGCAACCGCGTGCGGATGACCGGCATTGCGGTGCCCGATAAGTATCGCGGGCGCTTCCCGCGCATCCTCTGCGGCGCCAACCCCGGCGGGGTCGGGCACCAGTTCGTCAAGACCACCTTCATCGATGCGGCGGCGCCGCTCGAAATCCAGCGCACCAGTGCGGCCGAAGGCGGCATGCTGCGCCAGTTCATTCCGGCGCGGCTCGAGGACAACCCGACGCTCACCACCGAGGACCCGACCTATGAGGCGCGGCTCGAGGGGCTGGGCAGCGCCGCCCTGGTCAATGCCATGCGGCACGGCGACTGGGACATCATCGACGGCGCCTTCTTCGATTGCTGGCAGACGCGGCTGCATGTCGTCGAGCCCTTCGGTATTCCGGCGGACTGGGCGAAGTTCCGCTCAGGCGACTGGGGCAGCGCCCGGCCGTTCTCGTTCGGCTGGTGGGCGATCGTCGGGGATGACACCCGGCACCCGGTGAGCGGCGTGCTGCTGCCGCGCGGCGCACTGATCCGCTATCGCGAGTGGTATGGGTGCGAACCCGGCAAGCCCAACAAGGGGCTGAAGCTCACCGCCGAACAGGTGGGCAAGGGCCTCGCCCAGCGTGAGACCGAAACGGTTGGGCTGGGCGTGCTCGACCCGGCGGCCCTTGCCGAGGATGGCGGGCCCTCGATCGCGAGCCGCATTACGCTCGGCTCGGGCGACAAGCGCATCTTCTTTCGCGGCGCCGACAACAAGCGGGTGTCGCAGCGCGGAGCCATGGGCGGCTGGGACATGCTGCGCCAGCGCTTCGTCGGCACCACGCTCGACGAGGATGGCAAGCCCAACTCGGAGGGGCGGCCGATGATCTATTGCTTTTCCACCTGCCGCGACTCGATCCGCACCATCCCGATGCTGCGGCACGACCCGGCGCGGCCCGAAGATCTCGACACCGACATGGAAGACCACGCTGCCGACGACTGGCGCTATGCCGCGATGTCTCGCCCCTGGGTGCGGACCCGGCCGACGACCGAGCCGCAGCTGCGGCGGTCGGGGTACGCGGCAGTGAGCGGCGGTGCGACGCCGGGTGACTGGCAGAGTTATTGAGTGTGCCGCTGCATGGCCCCCCTTCCCCTTCTCCCTCAGGGGAGAAGGTGCCCGTAGGGCGGTTGAGGGGTGAGGCGGCGCAACGCGCGTTCGCCGAGAGACCGAACCCCTCACCCTAGTTTCGCTACGGACCTGACGGTCCTAGCTGCACTGCCCTCTCCCCTCAGGGGAGAGGGGACCCCGCCTACCGCGCGTAGGGCGAGTCGCGTGGTTCGACCCGCCCGCGACGGACTTAGGAGTTCCGATGAGCGATTTCGCCAACACCGCGGCTGCGCCAGTCGCGCCCCCTGCCCCAGCGGCCACTGTGCCTGGCCGGTCGCTAACCCGGCTGAAGCAGGATTATCTGAACTATCTCGATGGCAAGCGCGCCGAGATCGACGAGCAGCAGGAAGCGCGGCGCTATTATCATGGGGCGCACTGGACGGCCAAGCAGATCAAGACGCTGAACCAGCGCAAGCAACCCGTCGTCACCTACAATCGCCTGGCGCGCAAGATCAACGCCGTGGTCGGCCTGCTCGAGCGGCAGCGCCAGGACCCCAAGGGCTATGCCCGCACGCCGCGCCACGAGGATGGCGCGGAGGTGGCGACCGCGGTGCTGCGCTATGTGCTCGACGAGCAGCGCTGGCAGGAAAAATCGCCGATCGCCGCGCTCAACGGCGCAGTCGACGGCATTGGCGGGCTCGAGCTGACGCTGGAAGCAGGCGACCGGGGCGACACCGAAATCGGCTTCGAGGTGGTGGACCCCGCGGGGTTCTTCTACGACCCGACCTCGACCCGCGCCGATTTCACCGACGCCGCCTATATGGGGATCGGCAAATGGGCCGATGCCGGCGAGCTGCTCGCTGCCTTTCCCGACAAACAGCGCGAGATCGAAGCCTCGGTGGACCTGGGGAGCGAGCTCACCAGCAACCCGGACAGCGACGACAAATGGGTGACCGGCGACGAGCACCACCGCCGCGTGCGGGTGATCGACCACTGGTACAAGCGCGGCAACCAGTGGTGCTTCGCCATCTATACCGGCGCCGCCATCCTCGCCGAGGGCGAGAGCTACCTGCGCGACGAGAAGCGCCGCACCATTTCGAAATACGTGATGTTTTCGGCCAATGTCGACCACGACGGCGACCGTTACGGCTTCTTCCGCAACATGAAATCGGCGCAGGACGAGATCAACCAGCGCCGCTCCAAGGGACTGCACACCAGCCAGTCGCGCCGCATCGTCATCCGCGACGGCCAAGGGCTGGAGCCCGAGAAGATTCGCGCCGAGCTCGCCCGCCCCGATGGCGTGGTGGTGGTGCCGGTGGGCGCCGAGATGCCGCAATTCGACGATGCGGCGCGCGGCGCCGAGCTCAACGCCAACCTGGGCTTCCTCGAGGAGGCGAAGCAAGAGATCGAGAATTACGGCTTCAACCCCGCGCTGATCGGCTCGGGCATCCAGGATATGTCGGGCCGGGCCATCGCGCTGCAGCAGCAGGCGGGCGTTGCCGAGCTCGGCCCATACCTGCTCGGCTATCGCGGCTGGAAACAGCGGGTCTACCGGGCAATCTGGAACGCGGTACAGAGCCTGTGGACGGCGGAGCGCTGGATCCGCGTCACCGACGACGAGGGCCTGGGCAACTGGCTGGCGGTCAACCGGCTGGCCATCGACCCGGCGACCGGAGTGCCGACGATCACCAATGCGCTCGGCGCGCTCGATGTCGACATCATCCTCGACGAGGGGCCGGATACCGTGACCATGCAGGCCGACACCAACGACTCGGTGCGCCAGGCGCTGCAGGCGGTCGGCCCGCTGCTGCAGCCGGCAGTGGCCGCGGCGGCGCTGGAAGTGCTGATCGAAACCTCCTCGATGCCGGCCTCGGCCAAGAAGAAATTCCGCGACGCGACGCGGCAGCGGCCGCAGCCGCCCAACCCGCTCGAGCAACAGGCGGCGATGCTGCAGCAGCAGGCGGCCATGCTGGAGCTCGAGGGCAAGGCGCTCGACAACCGCAAGACCGAAGCCGAGACGGCAAAGCTCAGGGCGCAGGCGGTCGATATCGGCGCCGAACGCGCCGCCGAAGAGGTCGAGCAGCGCATCGATGCGGTGGAGCGGCAGGACGAGCTGTTGTCCCGTCGCGAGGAGCAGGACGCACGGCGTGCCAACCGACAGCTGGAGCTGGCCGGGCGGGCGCTGCAGTTGCGGGCGGCTGAGGTGCGGGCGCGACAGGGTGGGTAAGCGGACACCTGAGGGGCCTCCAACTCGGTGGGTGGGTTGGCCCGGTGCCTACCAGATGCCCTTGCCAAGCGAAGGAAACAGGTCATCCCAATTCGGGTTCAGGTCCCGGAACAGCTCGATCTTCCAAGCACGCTGCCACGTCTTGATCTGCTTTTCTCGCGTGATGGCTGCCTCGATCGAGTCGTGTGGCTCGAACCACACCAGCCGGGTGACATCGTACTTGCTGGTAAAGCCGGCGACGACGTGCTCGCGATGTTGCGCGACACGACCCATCAGGTCGTTGGTGACGCCGGTGTAGAGCGTCCCGTTTCGCCGCGAGGCGAGCAGGTAGACGAAGTAGGTTTTGTGCACCTGAAGCCCCCTCAGACTCGGTGTCATCCCAGCGAAAGCTGGGACCCAACTCGCCGCAGCGCAAGTGGGTAGATGGGTCCCAGCTTTCGCCGGGATGACAGCCGGTGGGTGGGAAGAATTGTGCCACTTCCCAAGGCCCGCACCGCTCCCACACCACGAATTCCGTCCGCGCCACGATACGGCGCACGGGACAGCCGGCGCCCTTATGCCGGTTTCGCAGCGCTCTCCGCGACAGTGAGGGTCACGCCAATCGGACGCGAAAGTCCGGGAGACACGAGATGAACGACGACACCAACAGCTACGGGACGAGCGAGAGCTCGCCCGGGGCCGACGACACCGCCCTGTTCAACGCCACGGTGGCGGGCGAAGCGCCCGTTGCCGAAGCCGCGGCGGAACCCGTCATCGCGCCGGCTGCCGAAGCGCGGCCCGAACCTGCCATCCCCCCTGCCCGGCTCCGCGAGGAAGCCGATGCGCGGCGGGCGGCCGAGCGGGACCGGGACGAGCTGAAGCAGCGGCTCTATCGGCTCGAGGCGCAGTTGCAGCCGCAGCAGCAGGCGGCGCGGCCACCGGAATTCTGGGACAACCCGGATGAATGGGGCCGCTCGCTGGTGACCCCGATCCACGAGCAGCTGTTCCAACAGCGGCAGGGGGTTTCCCGGCTGCTGGCGGAAGAAAAGCATGGGTCGGACACGGTACGGGCCGCCTACAACGCGCTGGGCCAGGCCATGCAGGCCGACCCGGCGGTGCAGACCGACTACCTCCGGATCATGCGTTCGAACCACCCTTATGGGGAGCTCGTCGCCTGGCACAAGAAGCGCCAGGCGTTCGATGAGATCGGCAGCGACCCCGCTGCCTATCGCAACCGCGTGCTCGACGAGGCGATGCGGGACCCCGAGGTCCAGCAGCGTTTCCTCGCCCAGCTGCGCGGCGCTGCCCAGCCCAATGTCGAAGCCCCCCGTCGTTCAGCCGTGCCGCATATCCCCTCGCTGCAAGGCATCGGCACCGCCGCCGGCCCCGCATCCGCGGCCGGCGACCCCTCCGATGCCGAGCTGTTCTCGGCAACCACCCGCCGGCGACGCTGAAGCGCGCCCGGCTGAAACCCAGGACCATCTGACATGGCTCTTTCTCCCAACCACCCCAATAATGAAGTGATCAAGTTCCGCCAGGATGTCGCCTATGACTTCCTGCGCTCGTCGCGCTTCGACCCCTATATGGGCGACGACTCCACCTCGGTGATCGTGCGCATGTCGGACCTCGAGGCCGACGGCAAGGAAATCCGCGTGCCGCTCGTCACCCAGCTCTCGGGCGATGGCGTCGGCGCCGGGACGCTGCGCGGCAACGAAGAGCAGATCGACAGCTACGGCATGCCGCTCTGGGCCGACTGGGCCCGAAACGCCGTGGCCAATAACCGGGCGCAGAACAAGGAGAGCTCGTTCTCGGTGCGCTCCACCGCCCGCAGCCTGTTGCGCGGCTGGTCCAAGCGCATCGTCCGTGACGACCTGGTCGATGCGCTGCTGTCGATCCCCACTTCGGCGATGCAGGCCGGCCGCTTCGGCAACCCCGGCAACCGCGTCAACGGCATCAAGTGGTCGGCGGCGACCGCCGGCAACAAGAATGCCTGGGTCACCGCCAACCCCGACCGCGTGGTGTTCGGCTCGGCGCTCTCCAACTACTCGACCACCTTCGCCACCGCGGTGGGCAATGTCGAGCGACCAGCGACAAGATGTCGGCGGCAGTGGGCAGCCTCTTGAAGGACCAGGCCAAGCAGACCGGGGTCGATCCCAACAACCCCGGCGTCTATAACGGCCGGCCCAAGATCAGCCCCTATATGGAGGCCGAGGGCGACCAGGAATGGTTTGTCTGCTTCGTCGGCGCCCGCGGCTTCCGCGACCTCAAGGCCGACCCGGTGATGACCGCCGCCAACCGCGACGCCCGCAACCGCGAAGGGGGCGATCCGACCAAGGCCAACCCGCTCTTTACCGGCGGGGCGCTGGTCTACGACGGGGTGATCTATGTCGAGATCCCCGAGATCACCCAGCGCCTGCTGCTGAAGGGCGCCGGCGCCGCGGGGATCGATGTCGAGCCGGTGTTCCTCTGTGGCCAGGGCGCGCTCGCCTATGCCCTCGGCCAGATGCCGCGGCCCACGACGCTGGAAGACGGCGACTACGACTTCGTCACCGGCATGGGCATCGAGGCCCAGTACGGCGTCGGCAAGATCGCCAAGGCCCCGCTGGCGGCGGGAGCCTCGGCCACCATCGGCAGCCTCGTCGACTGGGGCATGGTGACCGGGTTCGTCGCCGGGGTGGGGAACAGCTAAGCGAGGGCTTCGCCCTCGTCCGTTCCAGCAGTGCGGTGATCGCCTTCTCCCCTTGTGGGAGAAGGTGCCTGAAGGGCGGATGAGGGGTCCTCTCCGCGTACTCCAATCGCTCGTTGCTTGCGCTCCGAGCGCGCTACACTTCGTTTCGCGGACCCCTCATCCGGCGCTGCGCGCCACCTTCTCCCACAAGGGGAGAAGGCAAGTCGGTGCACAATCGCAAGCTCTGATTGCCCCCTCCACCACCCCTTGGGTGGTCCCCCTCCCCCGCCCCGCGGGGGAGGATCAACGCACCGCCGGTGCCTTCCTTCCCATTCCCCCTCACCAAAAGGAGATCGGCCGTGGCTGATCGTAATGCCTATAGCCAGCCGCAGGTTGGCAACCAGGGCTTTGCCCGGACCATGAAGTGCCTGGGCGCCGATGTGGCGCTCGCCGTCGGCGACCTCGCGCTCAACAAGACCGTGGGCCTGTTCGTCGCGCCGCGCGGGTTCGTCCTCACCGGGATCTCGGTGGTGGTGCCCGACCTCGACAGCAACGGTTCGCCCCTCCTCGCCTTCGCCATCGGCGATGCCGCGGACGATGACCGCTTCATCGCCACCGGCGCCACCACCGGCCAGGCCGGCGGCACCAATACGACGCTGGCGGCGACGGGCCTCAACTACGAGTTCACCGCCGACACCGAGATTGTCTGGAAGACGGTCGCTGCCGCGGCCACCGCGGTCGCCGGCACCATCCAGCCGCGCTTTTTCGGCTACATGAAATAGGTGCCGGCCATGGCGACGGTCACCTACCACGCCCCCCTGGGCGACAGCGAAGTGGTGAGCCTGATGGGGCTCCGCTTCTTCGATGGCGAGCCGCGCGAGCTCGACGATGCCGAGCACCCGGGCCTGCTCGCGAAACTGGCAACCAACCCGCATTTCGCGGTCGAGGGTGCGGTGCTCAGCGTGCTCGACGCGACCGATCCGCCGCCGATCGGTTTACGGGCCGTGCATCGCGGCTTCGGGCGCTACGCGATCGTCCGCGGCGACGAGGACGCCGAGATCCGCGACGGCCTCAACAAGGCCGAAGCCCACGCCTTCAACGCGCTGTCGGAAGCAGAGAAGCGGGCGTTTGTGGGTTAGGGGCGGCCGCCCCACCCACCGGCTCGCTTCCCTCCCCCGCGGCGCTACCGCGTCCGCTAGGAGGGGAGGGATTGAGGGAGGGGGTGGCGCAGTCAGCACCGAGCGTCCCTCACCACCCCCTCCCCGGTCTATACAGTGGGGAGGGGAGCAGAGTGGCGGCGCGACCCCGGCCGTTAGCTCCACCCACCGGCCGTCATCCCAGCGAAAGCTGGGACCCAATTCGCAGCCCGCGCAGATGGATAGTTGGGTCCCAGCTTTCGCTGGGATGACACCGAGCGTGGGGTGATCGCAGTGGGGTTACCTCCACCACCGCGCCCTGCCCCACCAGCCCTCCCCCCTCACCCAGGAGCTCCCAATGCCCAGGACCCGCCACGACCTCGTCAACCGCGCATTGGCCGAACTCGGCGTGGTCGGCGCCGGGCAGACGGCTGCGGCCGAGGATTTCGATGAGATCGACAAGGCTGTTGCCCCCGTGATGAGCGACCTCGCCACCCGCGACATCTGGGTGTGGGGCGACCCCGATGCCTATGACGACGATGCCTTCGACCATCTCGCGGTGCTGCTCGCCAATGCCCGGGCCCGCGCCTTCGGCCTCGCGTCCGACGAGCAGAAGCGGCTCCTCGCCGAACAGCGGCTGCGTGGCCTCAAGCCCACCATCCTTTCCGGCCGCACCCAGGAAATCGAGTATTTCTGATGCCCCCGATCAGCTGGCCTACCGGCACCGCGCCGGGGGTGAACCCTACCGAAACCGGCGGACGGCTGATCAATGCCATCGCCGAGCGCGCTCCAGCCGGCTCGCGCAGCGAGATCGTCTGGCGGCGCGTCGCCGGGCTGATCGCCCGCTTCACCACCACCCAGACCGCCATTCGCGGCGCGCTGCTGGTGGGTTCGGTGCTCTATGTCGTCTCCGGCAACCGGGTCTATTCGATCACCTCGAGCTATGTGGTGACCGAGCTCACCGGCACGGTGGGCGGCAGCGGCCCCGTCACCATGGCGCGCAACATGAAGGCGCCGGTGCCCGACGTGCTGATCGTCCATTCGGGGGGCATGTCGCAGATCAACATCTCGGGCGCCTCGGTGGCGGTGTTCAGCGATGGCGACCTGCCCTCGGTCAATTCGATCTCGTGGGTCGATGGCTATTTCATCGTCACCGCCGAGAGCGGCCTCGTCTACCAGTCGGGGCTCAACGACACGACGTTCGCCTCGGTCGACCGCACCACGGCCGAGGCCGACCCCGACGGGCTTTACCGCGCCATCGCCTCGGGCAGCGACCTGATCCTGATGGGCACGGCCTCGCTCGAGTTCTATGCCAATGCCGGCAACCCCACCGGTTTTGCATTCAACCGTTCGGTGGTGGTGCCGATCGGGCTCAAGGCCCCCTATGCGGTGGCCGGGTTCGAGCCGGGCTTTGCCGATACGGTGATCTTCGTTGCCAACGACAACACGGTGCGCAAACTCCAGGGCTATGAGCCGGCGCCGATCTCGGGGCCGGACCTCAACCGGCTGATCGAGGCGGTGAGCAACCCCGCCGAGCTCGTCGCCTGGGTCTACCAGGCGGCCGGGCACGCCTATTGGGTGCTGAGCGGGCCGGGCTGGACCTGGGTCTACGACGTCTCGACCGGCAGCTGGCACGAGCGCCAGAGCTATGGCTTCCCCGATTGGCGCTGCCGCTACGGCGTCGCCGCCTGGAGCAGGTGGTTCACCTTCGACCTCGAAAGCGGCACGGCCTTCGAGCTGAACTCGACAGCAAAGCGCGACGGGGCGCGCCCGCTGGTCTGGACGCTCCGCTCCAACCAGGCGCACCGTTTCCCCGGGCGCGCCGTGGTGCACAAGGCGAGCTTCGATTTCGAGACCGGCATCGGCCTCGACGCCGGTATCTCGCCGATCGAAACCGACCCGGTGGTGCGGATCCGCTGGTCCGACGATGGCGGTCGCAACTGGGGCAACCCCTTGACCAGGCGGCTGGGCACGCAAGGCGAAGACCTGCCCATCGACATCAACAATGCCGGCCTTACCGGCCGCAAGGGCCGGATCTGGGAGATGAGCATCTCCGACCCCATCGAGATCGCGTTCTTCGGTGGCGCCATGGATATCGAGGAGCGCGCCGCATGAGCACCTCGGACAGCCTCAGGCCGATCCCGCATCCGAGCGCCCGGCTGATCAGCGCCGACGGGACAATCGCAAAACCCTGGTACGACTGGCTGAACCAGCTGGCGGAAAAGCTCGCCGAGCTGACCCCGCTCGAAGGCGCCGCGACCTTCGATCCGCCCAGCCTCGCCGATGGCGCCGGCGCCACGACGAGCGTGACCGTCCCCGGCGCGGCGCCCGGCGACTTCGCCACGGCCGCGTTCTCGCTGCCGACGGGGGGCCTCACCGTCACCGCCTGGGTGAGCGCCCAGAACACCGTTTCCGTCCGCTTCCAGAACGAGAGCGGCGGCCCCCTCGACATCGCCAGCGGCAGGCTTGCCGCGCGCGTGCAGAAATAGGAGCCTCGTATGGCTGACTTCTTCGAAACCATCGGCGACTGGCTGGGGCTCAACAAGGGCAAGGCGACGCAGAAGGCCGCCGAGCAGAACCGCGGCGTCATCGACCAGTTGGCCAGGACCGGCCGGCCGATCATCGAGGGCATCCAGGGCGTCACCGGCGATTACCTGGATCTCGGCAAGCTCGGCGCCGACCGCTATGCCGATGCCATGGGACTCAACGGCCCCGACGGCTACGCCCGGGCCGAAGCAGCGTTCCGCGCCGGGCCGGGCTATCAGTTCGCCCTCGACCAGGGGCTCGACGCGGTGGCCCGCAAGGGCTCGGCCCTGGGCCGGCTCGACAGCGGCAATACCGATCTCGACCTGATGCGCTACGCCACCGGCTATGCCGACCAGGCCTGGGGCAACTGGATGAACGGGCTCTCGGGCTACAACAACATGTACGGCGCCGGCGTCGGCAACGACGTCGCCGCCCGCGGCCTCGGCCTCGATTTCGAGAGCGGCCTCGCCTCCAGCTACATGGGCGCCAACAACCAGGTGGCAGCCGGCAAGGAAGCCGGCCAGGGCGCCATGCTCGATGCGCTGGGCTCGATCGTCGGTATCGCCGGCCAGGCGTTCGGCGGCGGTGCCTTCGGCGGCTATGGCGGCTTCGGTGGCGGGCAGACGCCGCTCAACTATGGCGCCCCGCAATATACCGGCCAGCTGCGCCCCGGCTACCAGGCCGGCGTCTGATCGGCTGTCCGCAATTCTCCAAGGAGGCCTGAGACATGGCACTTACCTATCCCGAATATGCGGCCTTGCAGCCGTCGCAGACCAGGCTCACCGACCTGCTCGATCTGTGGAACCAGGGCGTCGCGCAGGGCAAAGCCGATCGCTACGAGCGCGAAGCGCCGCAGCAGTTCGCGAATGCGGCAGCCCCGCTGTCGGAGTTCGGGCTGACGATGCCGCCCGATCAGCTGCGGGCGCTGTTCGCCAACCCGCAGACGCGCCCGTTCGCGATACAGATGGTGCAGGAGGCGACGCAGCGTCGAGCCGATGCCTATGCCTCGTCGGGCCAACGCGAGGAAACGGCGCGGACGCCGCGGCCCGAAGCGCCGACAAATCCACTGGTGTGGCGCGGGGGCGGCATTCGCTACCTCCGAGGCGGCGATTACCGCTTCATCGGCGGTGACGCCGACGCCGGCGACCCCGCAAATTGGAGAGACTCTGATGGCCGGCCCCTGTGAGAACTATGCGGCGCGCGCCGACAGAGGCTGCCGCCGCCAAGCTTCCCAAGCAGCTGCAACGAGGGTGCCACGGACACATAACGTTCGCTCCCGGTCAGGCCCCGCTGATTCACGCGCCTCCGTCGGCCCCTCCCCCAAAACAACCAATAGCTAACAAGGTGCAATAATGGTTGGTGTCCCGTTCAACCCTCGGCAGCCGACAGGGCTGGTCGATACCTCGCACGCCGCGGCCAACGCCGCCCAAGATCCGTTGCTCAGCCTTTACTTGGCCAACAATGGTTTCGAACCCGCCGGCGCCAAGCCGGACTTCACCGAGAACCTGGCTCGTGCTGCCGGGCAAGGTTTGACGTTCGGGTGGGGTGACGAACTGCTTTCCTTTGGCCAGGCGGGCCTCGACCAGTTGCTGCATGGCGATGATGGCAAGGACTTCTGGCAACGCTACGACTCCAATGTCGCTCGCGAGCGCCGCAACCTCGAAGCCTTTCGTCAGGAAAACCCCATTGCGGCCTATGGTGCCGAGATCCTGGGGTCGCTCCCGACGGCTTTTTTTACAGGGGGAGCAGGCACAGCCACCGGCTTGGGCCGGATCGGCACAAACCTCCTGGTCAACGGGATACAGGGCGCGGTCTACGGCGCCGGCTCGGCCACGGGCGACACGCTTGCCGACCGTGGCTGGGGTGCCCTGATTGGCGCGGGAACCAGCGCCGGGACCGGCGTTTTGCTCGACGGTGCTACCGGAGTAGTCGGCCAGCTCTCCAGATCCCGAGCTGCAACGAAGGCGGATGCCGCCGCGCCAAAGAGCGATGGCCTTGGTGCGATGTCGAAGCAGGACCTCGGCGCGGCGAAGAGCGCCGGCGTGCAAATCAAACCGATCGCCACCACCCTTCTCCGGCAGGATCTCGATCGGTTGCTCGCCGACGAGGGGATGCTGGTGGATGGAGAACTGGTGGGTATCTATGACAAGGTGCGCGACGCAATGGGGCACCTGGACCAACTCTCCGACAAGCCAATGACCTTCAAAGCATTCGACTTGCTTGAGCGTAGTTTCCGGGAGGCAGCGAGGAGTCCGAACGACGAAGAAGCGAAGCTCGGGAAGGCCCTGTTGCAACAGCTGGATCAGTTCCCGGAAAGCCTGCCACAGAACGCCTTCAGCGGCTCCGGCGACGGCATCGAAGCGGCGACCAGATGGCGGTCGAGCATCAACCTGCGAGACCGGCAGAAGCGGACCAAGATGGTCGAAGAGATGATCGACAGCGCCAAAAGGTCGGGTTCGTTCGCCAAGACGCTGCACGAGAAGGTGGTGAGCCTCTTGGACGACAAAACTGCCCGCGGCTTGTTCAGTGATACGGAGATCAAACAGATGGAGCGCTTCGCGCAAGACAGGGGCGCTCTCGGTGGGCTGATGCAGACTCTGTCAGGTGATGGCGTGTGGGGAGCGGTTGCTGGGGCTGTCCCGGGTGCTTTGACGACGATGATCGATCCGTACGCAGGGCTCGGCGCGGCATTCCTTGGAGCGGCCGCAGGGGCGCCAACAGTGCGCACGGTTCTCAACAGAGGTGCATCCCCCTTCGGCAAGGAACTGCGCGCCAGCGTTGCATCGGGCAACCCGCCTACTCCGACTAACCCGTTGGACCTACGCTGGCTCGCACCGGGCCTCGGCAACACCGAGCACGTGCGCGAGCCTCTCCATATCATCGTCCGGGGCGGCACGAACAGCCAGACGCCGCCTCCCGCATGAGTGGAGCGCGTCTTGGGACACTTCAGCGGTGACCTGGTGACTGTGACGGGCGGCGCGGCCACGCAGCAGCCGCCACGGGCCCGCCCGTCGAGCGGAGCACAAAATTGCGCTAACCGCGGTTCCTTCGCTGCCGCGACAAACAACCCGTGAGAACCGGGCTGCCTTCACCGGCCAACCCCGTTCGCACAGAGGCAATTGAGGGACTTCGGCAACAAGGGCCCGACCCATGACTCGGATCAAACCACCGTTAGTAGTCGGACGAAGCAATAAATCGCCAGCAGCAACCCAACAGAACTTCCCAACAAGCTCTTTGCGTTCTGGTGAAATTCAAACGACTCACGAAACGTTCTCATCTCAAGGCGTTCACTTTCAGTAATGAGATCCAGCGCTGTCTTTATCTCAACAACCGCACCCGCCGTCTGAAACGCCAGGCGGTTGTGCCCCATCTGAAGGTAAAGAAACGTTCCGGCAATCGCGACGTAGAGTATGCCGCCGATGGACACGATCATTACATCAGTGCGATCTGTAACTCGCCCAAGGACGTACCAAAAAGCCAGTGGGATAGGCAGGCCGGTTGCCAGGGCCCACAGGTACGAGAAGACCAAACCCAGCGTCCGCCTCATGCAACGATCTCCCATGTATGTTCGGGAACATAATGGCGCTGACACAAGCTGGGAAGGTCGCGCGAACCGCAGTTCCCGTCGTTGTAGCGGCAAAACCAGGATCGCCCCGATCTCGGACTGTCGGCCTGGCTGTCGCGCAACGGCCACGATGATCTTGCTGCTCAGCTTGCGGCCGGCAAATTGACCCCGCGCGCAGCATATGAGGCGTCACGGCAGCGGTCACCCGCGAGTTGGCCCTTTTGACGGGGCCTGCCATCCGGCAAAAGGGCCGCGCACCCAATGGGTTACCCCCCAAAAAGAGAAAAAAGCGGCGCGAAACGCATAAAACACAGCACGAATATGATCAGCGACGTTAGCTGCAGTATCCCGACCCTATACTGACGCTGAGAGACTTTTTCATTAAAGAATTCTTTCAGCTTTCTGTCCTCATTACTGATGTCAAGACTTTTGTTACCATCTCTGACCGCAAAAAAGGCCGACTCTGTAACAATCTTCACTACAGTGAGCGTTTGATACTGCAGTAGGTACATCAAACTCGAAAGCACACCGTACATCATTCCGGCTACGGTAACAATCAGTATCTCGGTACGGTCTGTGGCACGCCCCAGTACATACATAACGAGGTAGATGCCAAACAATCTGGATCCGAAGAGCCAGATGTACGAGACAACCAATCGTTCCCTTTGCGAAAACGAAAACATGCAACCCTCTCCTGGTAGTGTTGGGCCAACATAGAGATGGCGGGGTCGGCAGTGAAGAGGCCGCCGTGCCGGTGCCACTTCGGGCATCTACATCAAGACTTTGGCGGATGAAGAGGCCCAACACCCAAAGCAGGAACACGGCCACCGACGCCACAGCCTGAGCCACCAGAGACACGACTAGGCGTAAGGTGCGCCGACCCCGACAACTATGAGAGCGCCAGCGATCACGCCGACCCCCACACTCATGGCAAGCGGATCGGTGACCCCAAGCCACTCGAATACGGCATACATCCACTCCTGGACCTTCACGAGTGTGAGTTCCCCCATTTGCACCAATACGCCACGCTAGGGGGCTAACTCCTTGTTGCGGCAATGCCCGCACGCAATCAAACCGGGAGCTCGCGCTGTCCGGACCACCGGGAGCGTACGACCGGGGCAAGGCTTCATCCTCTTACGTTGCGGAGCCACGTTGCGAGGGAGACGCCCAGGCCGCCGCCGACAAGGGCGCCGGCGATCACTCGCCCCTCCGATGAGAAGACGTCCCGGAACGCATACAGGGTTACCCCGAGGGCGAGCACCACGAGCAACCCCAGGAAGCCGAAGAGTGGTCGGTTCGGGATATACAGCAACGGCCGCCGCATGGCCCATTGCGCCATGACCACCTGGTTTCCGACGAAAAAGCCCAGCATTGCTGAGACCTGCGCAAGCCCGTCCTGATCCTCAAAATCCCCGCGGTAGACAAAGGTCGCCACCAAAGCCAGCGCCGCGGCGGCGGCAAAAATGTACGAGATGTGCGGCCCCTCGGATTGGCGCATCATGTCCATTAATGGGTCAGATGACTTGTAGCGGTCGGGCCTCGTGTCAACGTCCTCGTCACGCGCCACAGGAGGCGGCCTCCAGAGCTTTCTTGCGACCCAAACGACGGTCCAAGGAGCCACGCCAAATAGCAGCACCAGCAGTGGGTTCAGCTTGACCTGGGAGGCGGTTGTCGACGCGAACACCCCTACCAGGACCGCGATCACATACGCGCTTTCCCAGAACATGGTCTCGCCGCGCGTCAGCACGGAACGCTTTCGCTCAGACATTCATCCCCCTTGGAAACACCTGGGCGCTGGCACGCGCTTCTTGATACCATCACCACCGGCGCGGCCCTTTCCCGCCGAGGGACCGCTCGAACAAGCGGTCGCCAAGCCAGTTCTTCACGCTCCCCGCAGCCCATCCCCAGAAGAAGGACATGGCAGCAGCTGACACCGGGGACTGAAGCAGTGTGTTGTCGGATTTCGGCATGTGGAGGAACGGGCCGAGAAACACCAGCACCCCCACTACGCCGCCTGCAACGGCCCCCCATGGCAGCGGGTTTGTTCGCTTCGTCCCCGGCTTCGGTCGCTGATCGGGATCTGTCATCGTTTCCTCCCTCTATTGCTGGACCCGACATAAACCGGGCTCGGACACACCCGCATCACCATCACGTTCAGCTCGTGGTCTGGCCTTCGCTGAGCTTGCCGCAGGGCAGATACATGAGCCACACGGCGATCTCCTTGAGCCAGCCGCCGCGCCGGACTTTCGCCTCCGCCCAGCTGTCGACGCCCAGACACCAGTCAAGATGCGCCCCCGACATGCCGAAGCGCTCCGACGCGACCTGGTACAGCGCCGCAACGACTTCCGCGCAATCCTGCGGCGGCGCGCAATAACCTTCGTCGACCGGAAGCTTCTGCATCGAGGCGTGGCCCATTCCGACTGTCCAGGTAAACAAGCCGTAGCCGCCCCCAAGCACGATCGCCAGCAACAGCACAATTGCCGGTCCGCGCGACCACCAAGAAGCCGTCTTGACACTCCCTATATCAGTCACAGCGCCCTCCCCCAGAGCTGAGTCCCCGCAGTATTGAATGCACGGGCAGTTGTGGCGCGTCCATCCCTCCCCCGGAGACTTCCCCATGGCAGCCATCTGGCCCGGCTCGCGCGTGCCCAATTTCGGCATCGGCGACCAACTGTATTTCTACGACACCGCCACCTCGACGCCGCAGGTGGTTTATGCCGATGGCGCGCTGAGCGTGGCGCATGATCAGCCGATCCTTGCCGATGCGCGCGGCATGTTCCCGGTGATCTACCTGAGCCCGGCGCCGGGCAGCTACCGGCAGAAGCTCACCGACGCCAATGGCGTCCTGATCTTCGACGACGACGATATCGACGTGCCGCAATCGGCCGATTACGAGCCGCCCGACCCGGGCGTCACCGACCCGACGCTGCTGGTCACCACCGGCATGCGCATCGGCTACTATGGCACGGCGGCGCCGGCCGGCTGGGTGCGCTGCAACGGCCGGACGCTGGGCTCGCCCACCTCGGGCGCCACCGAGCGCGCCAATGCCGATTGCCAGGCGCTGTTCCTCCACCTGTGGACCGCCGACGCCACGCTCGGCGTCAGCGGCGGGCGCGGTGCGTCGGCGGCTGGCGATTGGGCCGCCAACAAGACCATCGCCCTGCCCGACTATCGCGACCGCATCGCCATCGGCCTGGGCGGCATGGGCAACGCCGATATCAACCTGATCCCCGATGCGACGGTCGACGGCGGTGAAACCAACAACACCCTCGGCGCGACCGTCGGCTCTGCCGCCCAAACGCTCACCGCCGCGCAAATTCCTGCCCACAAGCACGATGCCGGCTCACTGCTGATGCCCAACCACGGCCACCCGGCCAAGATTTCGGCCCGCAACGACAATGGGCCAGTCCAGACCAACTACGGCGGCATGGGCCTCATCGGCATCGGCACCAACTCCTACCCCGCCTATTCCGGCACGATATCGGACACGGCTGGTCAGCAGATCGGCGGCTCCGGCACCGCAGCGATTGGCGGCGCCACAGCAGATAGCACGGGGGGCGGCGCCTCGCACCCCAACGTCCAGCCCTCGTTGTTCGAACTCGTGATCATCAAGCTCTGAGGCGGCGATGTACGAACTGCAGTTCTTTGCCACCGACGATGCCGACTGGGCGCAGCGGGTGGACCTGATCGACGATGCGACCAACCAGCCGCTCGACACGGCCGGCGTGCTGTTCGAGCTCGAGGTCGGCGAGCATGGCGCGCGCCGGCTGTTCGCCACCTCGGCCGATGGCAGCATCGCCATCCCCGAAGCCGGCACCATTCAGTGGCGCTTCAGCACCGCCCAGTTGGGCGCGCTCGATATCCGCAACACCTACAAGGTCGGCTGCCGGATGACCAACGGCACCGGCACCACGCAGCTGTTCACCGGCACGCTGGCTTTCGTCGGAGGCGGGTTCGGCAGATGAGCGACACCATCACCCCGCGGCTCAGAATCAAGGCGCAGCCCGAGATCGCGGTGCGCGCCAAGGCGGTGCCGCCGCCAAAAGTGCGGCTGCGCGTACTGCCGACGCTGCTGCCGATGCAGATCGAGCTCGGGAACACCGGCGCCATGGTGCAGTGGCGCTATCTCAACGGGGTCTGGCAGGACCTGATCGCCATCGACGATATCGACACCACCGTATCGGTCGGAACGGTGACCACCCTGCCGCCCGGGGCGCCGGCGAGCGTGGTGAACGTCGGGACGGCCAAGGACATGGTGCTGAATTTCGGCATTCCGGCCGGCGTGCAGGGCATCGAGGGTCCGGCCGCGACGGTGGCCGTCGGCGCCACCACCACCGTCAATGCCGGTATTCCCGCCGCAGTGGTGAATGTCGGCACGCCCAACGACGCGGTGTTCGATTTCGCCATCCCGCAGGGGCCGGCCGCAACCGTGTCCGTGGGCACCGTGACGACGCTGGCGCCGGGCGCAGCCGCGACCGTGGTCAACGCCGGCACCTCGGGCGCCGCGGTGCTGAACTTCGGCATCCCGCGCGGCGCGCCGGGCATCCTGACTTCGGTGGTGGCCGGAGCCAACGTCGCCGTCGACACCACCGACCCGGCCAACCCGATCGTCACCGCCGCCGGCAATGTAAGCGGTCCGGCCAGCGCGGTGGACAATCGCGTTGCGGTGTTCGACGGGGCCACGGGCAAGCTGCTCAAGGACAGCGGCGTCATCCTCGGCAACTCGGCTTCACGGAACGTCGGAACGGCCGCCGGCACGGTCGCGGCCGGCGACGACAGCCGCATTGCCGGCGCCATCCAGTCGAGCATCCTCTCCACGCAGGGCGACATCCTCGTCAGGAGCGCCAGCGCCCCGGCGAGGCTTGGCAAGGGCGCGCAGTACCAGGTGCTGCAGGCCGGAGCCACGGACCCGATCTATGGCGCGCTCAACCTCGCCCAGGCAGCGGCGGTGACTGGCATCCTGCCCGCGGCGAACCACCCCGATGCCACGACGGCCGCCAAGGGCATCTCCGAATTCGCCACAGCCGCCGAATACCGCACCGGCACCGACACGGTGCGCGCCCTGGTGGTCGACCAGGTGTGGGCAGCCGCCGGGCTCGCGGTGCTGACCGATGGCGCCAACATCGCAGTGGACTTAGCCGCCGGGTTCAATTTCGGCGGCAGCTCGAACGCCGTTCTTGGCCTCGGCGGCGACCGCAGCCTGTCGGCGCCCACCAACCTTAAGAACGGCCAGACCGGCGTCCTATGGTTCGGCGCGGTGACCTCGACCCGTATCCTCACGCTCAACGCCGCCTGGCTATTGCTCGATGGCGTCGAGGCCGGCCCCTATTCCATCACCACGGCGCAGGAACTCGGCATCGCCTACGTCATCCGGGCGAGCCGAACCTATGTCACCGCCATCATGAGGAGAGCAGCGTGACCATCGTCCACCAGACCGACGGCGCATGGGCGCCGATCCACGGGGTGCAGACCCTCACGCGCATGATCGCAACCTGCACGGTGACCTATCACGATGGCCGGCAGATGGAGGTTGCGTGCGAACCCTACCCGGTGGCCGAGACGCTCGACATTGGCAAGGTCGAACAGCTGATTGCCGACGGCCTTTGGGGCGATGATGACCTCGCGCCATACGGTTTGCGAACCGCCCGCGCGGAGGAGGTTCCCGAGGGCCAGCAGCGCATCGGCTCCCCCTCGTATGTGGAGCGGGATGGCGAGATCCTCGAGCGGTGGGAGACCGAAGAGATCCCGTCCCCACCAGCCGACCCCACCGCAGCGGAAAGACTCGCGGCGCTTGGGCTGAGCGTGGACGACCTGAAGCAGCTTCTGGGAGCCGCGGAATGATCGACCTCACGCCGCCTCCGCTGATCCTGCCCCTCCACTATGAGACGAAGCGCCCCGCGATCATCAGGGTGGAGCCGAATCCGCAGCGGCACTTTCCGCGGTTGCAACCGGCTGAGCGGGCCAAGGCGATGTTGCCGGGGATGGTGCCAATAGTTGCGGGAAGGGTCGCGCTGAGCCTCCTGTTTAATGCAGGCTACTCGTCCAGCGCGGACGCCTCATCCTACAGTTTTCCCACCTCCGGTATTCCCTTCGGCGACAAGCTGGTCATCGCGACCGCCCACTGGAATTCGACACAGCCCCTCCGAACAGTGACTTCCCGCACCATTGGGGGGCTGGCAGCTACCTCAGCGATCGGGGGAGGCCTTGCGTTCTCGGGACAAGCTGGCTCGTCCATTGGCCTTGATATCTTCTACTGCCGATTGTCAGACGCCAACCCGACCATTGCATGGTCGCTAGACGCTGCCGGCAGCGTTCGGGCCTACACCGGCGTCTGGTATCTGACGGGGAGCCTGCTCAGTACGGTGCCCTATGACAGCGACAAAACCGCGTCGGCCGGCACCTCAATAAGCCGCCAGATCGACATTGCTGCTGGAGGCGTCGGCGTGATGGCGCTTACCATCGACAACGCCGTGGCACCCACCATATCCGGCCTGGACACGACGGATTGGAACCTCACCCACGCTGAAGGCGGTACGCGCATGGCGGGCGGTCGATACGCCTCCGCAGCGGGGCAGATAAATCGGTCAATTTCCGCAACGTACGCCTCCGGCGCGGGGGAGGCTATGGCCGTGGCGTCGTGGCGCTAGTATTCTAGGGACTGAGCTATGATCTCGGCCTTCATTGCTACCTCGGGGCTATCCCCCCGTTCATAGAACTCGCGCATCCGCTTTGTCTGCGACATCACCTCGCTGACATCAGGTCGGAATCCCCAATCCTTTACGAACAGGTTGACGATGGCCTCTCGCCATTCGTCCCACCCCAGCGGTTGCTCGGAAACCTTCATCTCCGCAGTCCTCGTTATGCCAGCTGGTTTCATTCATAGCGCCCGATGCGTTCTCCGAGTCTAGTGGGTCGCCTTGGGTCGGCGCAACGGCCTACCCGCCTCCTCGGAGATTTCCATGACCTCAGACGGCTGCACCGGCTTCTGGCCGCTCGAATGGCTATTCCCGAAGATCAGCGCCTGCTGCTCGGTCCACGACTTCGGCGGCACCGATGGCACGCTGCTCGACTGCCTTCAGGCGGCGCTTCCCCCATGGGCGTGGGCCATCGCAGCGTTCTGCGTGTCGCTGATGATTCTGTTCCGCCCCATCTACAACCTGATCAAGCGCTTCCTGCGGCTGCGCTGACAGGTTCACAACCCGTGGACCGAGGCCTCTCCGCCCAGTTGAGCGGGATCGCTGAACTCTAGCCTGAGCCACCCAGGAAATGCTAGGTAGCGCTGACATTGCTGGCCGCCAAGTCGCGTGCACTCCTGCTCTAGATGTCAGGCCCCCGTGGCAGCGCTGGAAGAGAGATTATGGGGCTCGCAGTCGTCAATACGTTCTGGACTGGCCCTCGATTGGGCCCCATCCATGCGGCCTGCCTCCGGTCGTTTGCGACGCAGGGACATGTGGTGCGTCTGTTCGCGTATGACGTGCCGGGCGATGTGCCCCCGGGCATCGAAGTTCTTCCAGCCTCGGAAATTCTCCCCTTTGCCGCGGTGCAGAGCTACGCGAAAGGTAAACATTTCGAGCTTATCTCGGACCTGTTCCGATATCGATTGCTGGCCGCCTCGGCGGGACTATGGGTTGATGCCGATTGCTTCTGCGTGAGCGGTATCGAGGACGACGACTATATTTTCGGACGGGAAACCTCGCTCGGCCTGAACACTGCGGTTCTCAAACTTCCCGCAGCATCACCGGTTCTGTCGGCACTTTGCGCCATAACGCCCGGTTTTATCCCGCCATGGGAAACGAGGCGCCGCCGCAACACCTTGCGGCTGCTGCGGATGATCGGCCGCCCCCGTGGGCTCGAACAGATGACATGGGGAACAGCCGGTCCTGCGGCGTTCACATATTATGCCAGGCAGCACGGCATCTATCATCTCGCCGCACCTTCCGACGTGTTCTATCCAATCCACTGGGACCACGCCGAACGGCTATGCCGCGCTGACCTTACCCTGGCGCAACTGACGACGCCGCACACGAAGTCCATTCACCTCTATACCTCGGTGCTGAAGGATCGGACGTTCCCGAGCCAGCAGCCGGAGCCTGGCTCGCCCCTGGCCCTGCTCGCCGGCCCCGAGCTTGCCGCGGAGGCAGGTTGACAACGTGACGGGGGCCCCGTCCCGCGCGATGGCTTGACGGGAGGTCAATGGTTGGGCACCACAGGTGCACCATCGGCGGGGGGCAATCCAGCCGAGGCCACCGTGCGTCAGATCTATCTCTACGACCGGACGTTCCGGTCGGCGACCGACAACACCCGGACGCCACACACCACCATCGCACCGGCGGCGAGCGCGGTGACCGGTCCGCTCGTCTCCTGTCTGATGGTCACCCGCGGCGATCTCGGCCGGGTGCATCTGGCGATCGAGCAGTTCAATCGCCAGACCTACGCGCCGCGCGAACTGGTGATCGTCTGCGACGCGGTGAGCGAAGCACTCGACGCGCTGGTGGGACAAGCCGGCCACAATGTTCGACTGGTGCGGGCCAGCGGTGCGCTCAGCCTCGGAGAATTGCGGAACCTGAGCGTGGCCGAGGCGCAGGGCGATCTCGTCTGCCAATGGGACGACGACGATCTCTACAGCGCAGACCGCATCGCGCATGGCGTGGGCGCGCTGTTGCAGGTGGGAGCAGACGCGCTGTTCCTGCGCCAGTGGTTCATGTGGTGCCCGGCGCAGCAGGTTCTCGTCCTCTCCCGCTCGCGGATGTGGGAAGGTTCGATGATCGCCCGCAAGGCAGCGCTCGCGTCCTACCCCGCCCTGTCGCGCGAAGAAGACACCAGAATGGTGGACGCCATGGTGCCGAGGTCGTCGATCGCGTTGCTCGATGATCCGCTGTCCTACTGCTACTGCATCCACGGGCAGAACACCTCGCCCGGCGACCATATGCAGGTGCTCATCGACACCACGAGGCCGCGCTTCCGCTACGCCGAAGGGGTCGCCGCCTTCGCGGCGAACTTCGCCTTCGCGAGCCACCCTGCACTCGGCCGGGGCGAGGCCGAACGGATCATCGGCTCGGCGAGCCCGAGAGGTATCAGGCGCGAGGCGAGGCGACTGCGGCTCTATACGACGTTCAGCCCGCTCATCCGTCGGTTCCGGGGGACCTAGGCGCCCCTATCCACTCGCGGCAGGTCGGACGGCTTGTGGACTGACCGCTTTTTGCTCTGAACCCATGCTCCTCGCCGTGCGGCGGTTCCACCAGATTGTCTGAAACACGGATCGGCCAGGCGGGCTTCTGTCCGCGCTCGAGCTGACGCGCTTCGCGCTTCTTTCTCACATCCCCGGAGATCTCCCATGCCTTCCAACGTGCCCGCGGGCGCGGCGATACTGCTTGACTTCATCGCCAGGCTCGAAACCAACCGCCAGGGCCAGGCGGCCTATGAAACCATTATCGGCTATCGCAACGAAAAGCCCGGCTGCTTGCCCAGGCCGATCACCGAGATGACGCTCGAGGAGTTGCTGGCCGAGCAGAAGCGCTGGGTGAAGAGCCTCAGGGCACCGAGCGGCGCTGCCGGCCGCTACCAGATCATCCGCCCGACCTTGCTGAGCCTCATCGCCGAGCTTGGCGTGCCGCTGAGCGCGACCTTTTCGCCCGAGCTGCAGGATCGCTTCGGCCTGGCGCTGCTCGAGCGGCGCGGCTGGAGCCGGTTCGTCGCCGGGACCTTGCAGCTGCGCGACTTCGGCAACCGCCTGGCGCGCGAATGGGCGAGCTTTCCGGTGCTCGCCGACCAGCAGGGCGCGCATCGCGCCGTAAAGCGCGGCGAAAGCTACTACGCCGGCGACGGCATTAACGCCTCGCTGGCGAGGGCCGCCGATGCCGAAGCGGTGCTGGCTAAAGCGCTGGACGCAACGACCCGCCCCGAGCCTCCCGCCCCTGTGGCCCCGACCGTCCCTGCACCTGAGCCGCGCAACGGCGGCATCGCCGGCTGGCTGCTCCTCGCGCTGGTCGTCGCGGCGGCGTTCGGCTGGGCCGCTCTCAGCATCCCGCTCCCGTTCTGAGGAAATCGAAATGACTGCACTGTTCTCATCCGTCGTCCTCCATTGGTGGCTGCGCCGCATCCTCGAACTCGGGCCGCTCGTCTCCGGCGCGCTGTCGTGGTTCCTGAACCAGCCGCCCGAGGTGCAGCAGACGCTTCTCGCCATCCTTGAGGGCAACTGGGCCACCGTGACGCTCGGCACCATCGTCACCATCGGCGGCTACATCTGGTCGTTCATCAGCACCCGGCGCAACCAGGTGACGATCGACGGCCAGCAGGTCCCCTTGCAGCAGATTCCGCAGAAGGTGGCCGTCGAGGAGATCGCCCGCACCGCCATCCTCAAGCGCAGCCGCACCCTCGCCGACCTCCTCGCCGAAAAGCTGGGGCGGCGCTGATGGCCGGCCCCCGCTTCGACCTCACCATCAATCTCGGCCACATCATCACCTTCGGCGGCCTGCTGGTTACCATGGCGATCGGCTGGGCCACCTTCGACGGGCGGCTGCGCGCCGTCGAGAAGACGCTCGAAACCGCCACCGCCACGCTGGTCGAACAGGTCCGGCAGGGCGCCGAACTGTCCGCGGTTTCGGCGCGCGTCGATCGGCTGGAGCGCCTGGCGGAGATGCGCTGAGCACCCGCCGCTTAAGTTCGGAACCGGATCTTACCTCACAAGTTGTCGATGCCGAGGGCAACAAGAGGAGAAGAACACCGTGAACAAGATTGCCACTCTGATGATCGCCGTCGCCCTGGCGAGCAGCCCGTTTGCCGCCGTGGCGCAGGATGCCAAGGCAACGACCAGCACCAGCACCTCGACGGACGCCATGGCGAGCGGGAGCGTGAACTACGGCTCGCTCATCTCGAGCCTCAATGCGGGGAAGATGGCCGACCTGGGCACCTACACCCCAACCTCGAAGGTGAGCTGCGTGAAGGTGTCGACATTGAAGGGGGACGCCTCGGCTGACCTCAAGGCGCTGGATAACGCCCTGAGCAAGAACGCCGCCCAGGTGGCGAGCCTCAAGACCTCGATCGAGGGCAACGCCGACCTCAAGACCAAGCTCGAAACCAGCAGCTGCCCGATCGACAAGATCGTCGCCGTGACCACGGAAGCGGACGGCTCGTTCACCGTCTTCGTCGACGACCGCAGCTGA